TCCAAACTCACCTTGTAAGTTTAAATGGAAAATAGTTGCTGAATTGGCATACTGTGCTGTTGCGGTAGAACCTGCACCAGACCAAAATATTTCAACACCACCAATATTAGATGTTGGAAAGTTTACATAATACTTTACACCAGTTAATTGTAAATCGTAATATGATAATGTTGTGTTAGCAGAACCGCCTTGTGAATTTGCAACCAAATAACCATTAGTTGCCAAAGCACCATATAGTGAATTGGCAGCAATACGAGAAACGTTAAGTTCTGCACCAGAAGTACCATCAAACACACCAGTTAATTTAATGATGGCGTCTGTTTGTGTATCTCTTAGAACTTGGTATGTAAATTTATTGGACATATTATGGCTTTAAGTTATAAGGTGGAGCATTAAACGCAGCAGGATCATTAAATTGACCACGTTGATAGTATGCGTTATCTTTACGGAGTTCAACAATTAATGTGTATGCACAGTTGGCAACTAAACCATATGTAAATACACCAATATCACCTGTAGCATTAGGTGCATTGTTGTTAATAGTTACCATGCCTTGTTCTTCGGAATATTGACCACACAAATCCATATTAAAGATAGGAACAGATTGTGCTGTATTTGCGGCAGTCCAACTTAACTCAACATAACCTTTTTGTTGTGAAGCAATATTGTAACCAATTCTTGAAATGGTTATTCCATAATATGGTAATGGAGTGTTTGCAAATTGTGTTGTTGAATTTGCAAGTAAATATCCATTAGTTGCTAAAGCACCATACAATGTATTGGCTTGAATACGATAAGAATTAGCCTCTTGACCAGTACCGTCAAAATTGGCCGTTAATTTAATAACCGCTTTCTGTGTTGTATCTTTTAATACTTCGTATGTGTAAATGTTGGACATTCTTTATCCTATTTAAATTCTTCTGGTACTGATGTGGACCATTGCATGGCTTCATATGGTACTGTTACATATTTATCTATCTTATCCACATAGTATAAAGCAACTCTTTGACCGTTTGGAAACTGTCTAACAGACTTGCGTTTCATTACCAAAACGTTTGGAGGATCCATAGTCTTTTGATTGGATCTTTTTGCTTCAGAAACTACCTGTTTAAGCGTTTTCATCCGAATCGGCTTCTTGTTTGGCAAAATAGTTTTGTGCTACCGCTTGTTTAGCCGCTTCAATGTGAGCAGTTACTTTGTCGTGAATAGATGCATAAAGTGCATTTCTAAATTCTACGCCATTATCTTCTGCTGCGTAATCTATGATTTGTCTTGTATCCATTTGAATCTCCTATCAAAATATTTATAATAAATGATTAATCATTCGTTTTTTTGGCAGATTGTTTTGCCATTTCAGCTTCATGTTCTTGGTCTAAAGGATGTTGTGGTTGACCTGGAACTTGAGACATCATCTGTTGTTGTGCTACGTCATTCATAACACCGACTGGCAATCCAAGACCGGCTTCTTTTTCTTCATCCATTTCTTTCTGCATTTCGCCAATTTCATCATCAGTTAAACGGAGAACATTACGTTGAATCCAAGATTGTGAGAAATAACGACCAGTATAAGCATCAACGGCACCTAATAACTGTAGGCGGTTGGTCATTAATTCTGCTTCTTTTAATTCGGTAAAGTTATTATCACGAATGAAATCGTAATGAATATCATCTTGAAAATACTTCCATTCTTCATTAGTACAAATACCTTTAAGAACACATTGCACACGGAGTGCTTGGTCAAACATATCGGTAAATTTACTACGGAGTTTTTCAACAAAACGTGAGAACTTAATTTCATCACGGGTAATTTCTGTTGAACGACCTAATGAGAAACCAGAAGATTCAGGATTCAAACGAGAAATAGGTACATTAAGTGACTTGTAGAGTTTCTTTTCAAAGTACTTAACATCTTCCAACTCGCCTAAGTTTTGACCACCAGGTAATGTAGAAATTTCTGTACCTTTTCCACCTTCACGGCGAGGTAACCAAAAATCTTCTAACATAGAAAGATGTTTACGGTCATCACGAACTTCACCGGTATTTGAATCGTATACCAATTTGTTCTTATACTTGACCATGATATCACGGAGGTATTGTTCTGCCTTTAACTTTGGAAGATTACCCACGTCAATATAAAAAATACGGCGTTCAGGAGCACGACTGATACGATAGATAACTGTGGCATCTTCAATCATCCTTAACTGGTTTAATTGCTTTGTGTAGATAAGACAACACAACTGCACGGCGACTGTCCATGAGACCAGAAACCACGGAGATGATGGAGTCTGTAGTGATTCGTACACCAACTGGTCCAAAATTTTGAGATGATCCTGTGGTGACCTTATCGTTATAGATGTAGTATTCATTTACCACATTCATTACATCCACTCCAGTACGTTCATCCTTTTGCTTCTTGATTTCACGAATCTTACGGAGTTTGCGTGGATCGATATAACGGAGTTCTTTGATACCAGAATTTGGTGCTTCTTGGTCAATAATGATGTGGAAGAATAAACGACCGTCCACATAGTATCTACGGAATAAATCTTGAGCCATACTCTTATAATTCAATAACCGAATAATGGTATCAAATTCTTTTTTGATGGCGTTTTTAATTTTTTCTGGTTGTTGTAGATTGTCCAATACCAGTTTGATTGTGTTGCCATCATCATCTTCACAGATGGCTTCACCTACAATATCATCAATGGCAGATTCAATTTCAGGTTGCATTGCCATTTCACGATAACGAGAAATAAGTTCTACATCGTTTTTGGCGGTACCATCTAGGTCAACATATGTGCCATAATAGGCCGCAGAGGTAATGGTAAGAGCACCATCGTCATTTGATGGTGGAGAGAATGATTGCTGTGCTACTTGTTCTTCATCGTCCTTAGCACGAGCAATCGTAAAACCGAAAAGAGAGAATTTATTTGCCATCGTATTTTAATCCAATTCAAAAAAACATAATGAAAGGGACCGTAGTCCCTTTCGTATAATAGTATATATTAAGCGTCTGTAGAGGCAGCATTCGTCCAGTATTGGTATGCGAATGTTACACCGTATTCTTCGATGGTATCGTTTGAACCCCAATCTAAATCGATTGCAGCCATATCTAACGGGAACATACCAACAAATTTGTAGGTGTTAATTGCTTCGCCTGTTTTACCATACTGAATAACAGAAGCGTCAACTGAATAACTTGAAGGAGTACCAGCAGCGGCACTTCTAACGTTACCAGCATGACTGTTGATAGCATTCATCCAAGACTCAATAGAGTTACGGATTAAGAAATCTTCATCATTAATAATCTGCAATGTCCAGTCAGTAAATGTACGGTTACCAGCAAACTTCAATTCACGACCATAGTAATAAACTGGAACTGTACCAACTGTTGAACCAGGCAACTGTGCTGTTTTAGCCATAAACGTAAGTTTTTGACCAGCAGCAACCGAGTTATTAGCAATAGTTGGAAGGGTTAATGATACTTGGAATAGATTGGGACGGGCACCGTCTCCAATCAGATTCGCTCTAAATTCTGTTACGTTGAAAGCCATTGTTTTCTCCTATATCGTTGTATTATTTATCTGATTAAACACCAGCTTGTCCAACGACTTCACTAAATGAAACACCAGTTCTTACTGCAACAAAGTTTAATTGGATAAAGTTAATGGAACGTGCAGGTTTAATGTAAATATCACCAACAAATTGGTTAGCATCAACAACAGCCGGAGTATTGTTTGTAGAATCACAAACCACTTGGAAGTCATAGATACCACGGCGACCTTGTACATCTCTTAGGAATGGAGTTACTAAAGATACAAATTGTGCTTGTGTGAAAGCATCATTAAATTCAAATAATGAATATTGTGAAGCTTTAGCAATTGTTTTTTCCAACACAATAAACAATCTACGAACATTAATACGGTCAAAAGCAGAAGGTTTGGATTGTAAAGTTTTATCGCCATACAATACTGTACCGTTTCCAGGGAAAGTAACTACTGGATTGATAGCCGATGCATAAAGTGTATCACGTTGTGTTTTGTTTGGATTCCATGCTAATTTAACAACATTTTTTAAGTTGCCACGATTAAATCCAGCAGGCGAGAACCAAGGATCGTTAACTGAGTCTGTGTATACACAAAGACCAGCAATATCACCATTCAATGGAACCCAACGATATACATTATTATACTTATCAAACATATATTTCCAACCAGAGTCGGCAACAGCATAAGATGTTGACCGAGCGAGTGATGTGTTCCAAGTAGTAATATTAGCTACTTCATTACCCGCTTGGTTAACAACAGCAGAAGATGGAGGTGATAAAAATGCCACACAATCTTTACGTTGATTAGCAATATTATCAACAACAAATTGTTGAACCGTAGTACTATGTCCACCAGTCATAACCAGTGAAATATCTACAGCATCAGCATTTTCAAATAATTGATAAGCATTTTCTAAATCAGCATCAGTTGCCTGAACATATGCACCATTACCTAATCCACCAGCATTTGGACCTGTGGCGGTACTATTACCTAATACTTGGTAATTTGTGTTAGCCAATGGTTTACCCCAAGTAGATGAAGTGTTTGCATACTGTGGAGGATCCATAATGTAGATGTATTTTGAATTATTATAGATGTAGTTCTTGTAGTAGTTTGAGTTACCCAAGTAGTCAGTAGCATCAATACCTTTCGACATGAATGGGAATACTTCTAATACGGTGTTTTTAGTACCAGTGATTAAACCACCAGTGTCCATAACAACCATGTGAACTTCATCGTTAGCAGCACCTGCGGCAGCTGCCTGAGCAGAAGTACCAGGAGCACCAGTAAACAATGTTGAAATACCAACACTATTAATATTCCAAGTGGCAAATCCATTAGCACCACCACCTGCATCCAAGAAAGCAAAACTAATCGAATTACCTAGAGCACCAGGGTAACGAGCAACAACTGGACCAAACGCATTACCGTTTGTAAGTGGTTGTAAGTAAGAGGCTTGATATACATCTTCATTTGGAATCTGAACATAACTTTGAACTTGGTTATTGATTGGACTCAAATTAGATGAAGCGTTGAATGAACTATTATTAGCTGCACGAACAATTTTTAAATTATTACCATATGCTAAAAATGAAGCAGCAGTAAAGAATGAAACGTGAGTGTTACCATCAGGATCACCAAACACTTTGTTTAGTGTGATTTCGCTGTCTACAGTAATAATTTTGTTTGCAGGACCCCAGTTAAAGTTTCCAGCAAATGCACCGGCGGTAGTTAGAACCGATGGAACGACTGTAGTTAAGTCGACTTCGGAAACATTTACGCCTGGAGAGATTTGAAATGCCATTTGTTATCTCCTTGATATTATGATTTATTTGGCAGTTATGATACCATACGGATATTTATGATAGGTCATATTTAGAGATTTTTGAGTGTGTCTCTTATAAAACCGGCATAAACTTCACCGCCATCTGCAAATTCCCACACATCACCATCAATAACTTCTAGTCCTGGTCTTTCCAAACCAGTCTCAATGATAGGTGCAGGTAGTGTTTCTTCATCCAACTGGTTCAAATTCTCCAGCTGAATTTGTTTACGAATGTCGTGGTTAACAATGTCTTTGAAATACTTTTGACCTGTTGCCCACGCAAACATAACTAAACCCATTACTAAGTCATCATTGTGGCCATCGTCTGCCTTAAATGATGTTTTGTCGGCCACAAAAGTGGTTAATTCAGAAATGGTATCAAAATCATTAACTATTAATTTATTACCTTCAATCAAAGTTTTAAGATTTGAACAACCAATTCGTTTTACAGCAACCGACATTTTGAGTCCTAATTGAACTCCTCTACCAAAACCACCCGATAATTGTTGTGGTTTTTTATTACCCGTAAAGATTTTCATTAGATTTTCATACTCTAAATCTTGATGAATGATATCTGCTACGGTTGGATTTGTATTAATTTCTATTAAAATGTAAGCATCGTTATATAATCTGGCGGCATTATAAATGACCGTTGGGAACAACATGGCAGACATAGAAGTACTACGATAACTAGCCACCTGCTTATAAGGAGTGGTAGATATATCTATTACAGAGAAAGCTTGGGCGTCCAGATTTCGACCTTCGGACACATCAACCACAAGCATATACATGTGGTCTTTGGTGGTTTCATCGTTACCTTTGATTGGTTGTTCATAGATTTTCATCATATCAAAATCAGCAATTGGTTCTTGATAAACCAACTGTTGCAATTTAGTACCAGAAATCAAAGTATTGGTAGAACCTAAAAACTCAGTTTCAAACTCCTGACGGAATTGATGCTCTGATGTGTTACGGATTGTTTCTTCTTTCCATGCCTCATCACGACCTGGTACCATAGACCAATGAACTTCAAATGGTACATAGTTGTTTTTCTTATTGATGGCGTCTGTCCAAATCTTATAGAACAGATTCATACCATTAGGAGTAGAAACAATAATAATCTTAGTTTTAGTACCAGCAGTAATAACTGGATAAACTGAGGTAAAGAAGTCTGTGGCTATATTTGCCGGTACGAAAGCAAACTCGTCTAAGAAAACAATGTTATACGAACCAGAACGAGCCGCTGAACTTGATGTGGAAGAAGCAACGATTACAGAACCGTTTTCTAATTCTACACGACCTTTGTTCCACTCAATCACACCTTGTTGTAACCACATAGGTAGATTTTCATAAGCCAACTGAAGTTTACCAAGAATGGCTCGAGCAGTTTCACCTCGGTTAGCAAGAACGGCTACAGTTTGAGAATCTTGAAATAGAATAGTCCAAAGTAAATATGCCACCGTAGTGGTGGTTTTACCAACCTGACGAGGACATTTCATGATAGTAAAACGATTATTATTAAATGTTCTAATCATGTCCTCTTGGAAATCATACATTTTAAAATCAGTCACACCTTCATCAAGGGTAATAATCTTAATGTATTTGGCAAAGTAAATTGGATCCTTTGCACACTTAATATATTCTTGGACTTGTTCTTCCGTAAATTCAACCTGAACACCTACTCGTTTTAGTAGAGGGTTATCTCGGTAACTTTGTTTATTTTTTGTTGCCATCTTTAATTAATTTTGCCAATTCTGTGGTTGAGCCAACAAAAATGGCTTTATCGATATTGGTACTAGAAGATGATTTTTCTTTCATACCAGACATTTCACGCATTTGCTTTTGTATATTTAGGAGTTCTTTATTGGCATCAACCACGTTTTTCAGTAGAGTACCATAAACTTCAAATGCTCTTGGGTGTTGTCCGGCTTTAGCAATGGTTAGAATTTCTTCCATTGCTTCTGTGCCTTGTTCAATTAGACCTTGAAGATTTTCTTTTGATTGTTGATAAGCATCAGTTAAATCTTGTTGTAGTTCTTCTTCAACATTTTCAGATTTAATTACTGGTAACACAGGATGTTTGTTTGTATTGGTATCATTAATACCAGAATCATTTAGAAATTCTTTTGGTGTTACATCAAAAATTTCTTCCATGGATTTTTCAAATTTGTTCATATTAAATTCCGTATGTGCCTTTTACTTTAAGTATTTGGATAATAAGATGATATATTAGGTGTTTCTTCAATAATTGTGGTAACAGCATATGAAGTGTTTGCATTGGCAGTAGTTGGATTAGGCTCAATTATTATTTGAGCATAATTAATTGGATTTACTTGATAAGAACCAAACACATAGTTAGCATTAGATGCTCGACCAATTACTGGCAAATCAGATACAAAATTACCTGAAACATCTGTTAATGTTAATTGATTATTATTCCAGTAAATAACTTTACCTGATGCGGTAGAAGTACCAGCAGAATAACCTTGATATACTACTTCACCAATCTGATATGTTCCAATTCCTGGTGAGGTCATATTGAACACAATATTATCTGTTGATGAAATTGTATTGAGAATATTAGTAATAGAAGTTTTAATTAATCCAGTAGAACTAATATTACCATAAATGAAACCTTTAACTGTAAAGTTAAGTGTCCAAATAATCATACGAGTTTCTACTGTATGTGCATCACCTTCATATTCAATTTCTTGATTGGCAGAATTTAAAATAATAGGAACTTCTTTAACTACTCCCATCTCAGGAATTAAATTCAATTTGATTGTATAATCTGGTGCAAAATAAGGAATAATATGTTCTACAATTTGAGTACCATCTTCAATGTTACGAACATAGATGTATAAATTAAAATCAAAATTATATGGTACTGGATTATATTGAGAAACAACACCTTCTGATGTTGAAGCAAAATTTTTAATATTTGTATTTTGTTTTCTGGTAGCATCATAAGTCATACCAGTCATCTCAAAAGACATTTTAGGTAATGCAGTTTGAATCTTCTTATCTAAATTTGGATCATCTTCAAGACGCTTAACATACATCTCTTTGGCTGCATAAACAAT